GTGTTAAACCTGCGGCAACTTTTGCTATACCGATACCTGTAGCACCCTGAAGCAATATTGAAACAGTCGCTGTGCCTTTAAGAACTTTGTTTAACTTAGTGAACAGATTTATTATGGTGGGCATCATCGTTGATAAAGCACCGGCTACAGATGAGCCGATCAAGAATGCGAATGCTGCTGAAACTAATTCAATGTTCTCTAATAAGAATCTAAGTGTGTTAGCAAGGACTTTGACTGCCGTCCCTAATACCTTCCCTAAATTATGAGCCAAATCCCTATTGTTCATTAATAGGTCTTTCATTTCCAAAGATAAATCAGCTAATACATCTTTCAATCCACCTTCACCGATAGCTACCATAAATTCAGATGAGGCATCTTTCATATTAGATATAGCACCGGATAAAGTCTTGGCTCTTTGCTCTAACGCATCGCTGAAACTTTCTCTACCTACTTCTCTAAGGAATCCTGTAATGGCTTCACCATTACGCTCAATCATTTTAGTAGTGCCATCAAATGTGACTTTTAATTTGTCGCCCTCAACTCTAGCTATAACACCAAACTGTTTAAGCATCTCCATCTCACCAGTGGTGGCATTGAATGCTGCTTGGGCGAGTTGTTCAATACTTCTACCCATACCTGCGGCGAGATTACCAAAGTCTTGTAATACATCGCTTGTGGGTACAATACCGGCTTGTTTTAACTTTATGAAGGCACTAGCAACTTCTTGTATCTGGAAAGTTGTGGTTGCTGTAAATGCTCTTATTAGTTTGAATGATGTTGCGGCACTTTCTGCTGAACCTGTAACTGCTCTTAATGTAGCTTCTAAATCTTCAAACTCTCTAGTCGTTTGAATTGTTTTGCTTATTAATTGGCTTAGACCGATAGTGGCTATAACACCACCTATCATTTTGAGACTGTTCTTTAATTTTTGTGATTCTTGACCTGTTTCTTTCAGACCTTTTTTTGATTTGGCAAGTGCTTTATTAAGCTGTCTAGTGTCAGCTTTAATTTCAATCAGTAGTTTTTCTATAGGTGTCATTAGTCTGGGTATAACTCCATTAGCTCACTCATTCTGCCTGAAGTCATGGGTTCTTCTTTTTTCTTTTCAGAACCACCATGAAACTCTCCGAAGCCTGAAATAGCGTTGATTATTTCGCTATGCGACGAGTTCCAAAAATCTTGAGGAGATTGACCTATCATACCAACCCAAATTTGAAAGTATCTTCGGATAGGTAGGAACTCACTACTTAATCCCCCTGTTCTTGCTTTCCCTCTTTTACTTCCTTTTCATCTGAATTGTCGGTTAGAGACATAGCAAGTAATTCTGCTACTGCTTTCATAGATTTCACCAAACCTGTCTTTTCAACAAGGTCTACTACATCTTTGGCTTGGAAGTCATTGCCTCCACCCCTAAGAGCCGGTGTCAAGACTGATATAACTTGTGATAATCTTACATCACCATCAGCCATTTTTTGAGCCAATTTAATAATGCCCATATCAACTGCATCTTCAATCTTCATAATTGAATCTACAGTCAGTCTACCCTTATATTGCTTGTTAGCTAGTTCTACTAGAACTTCACCCTTCAGCTTGTTTACTTCCGTCATCTGATTTCTCCTTTTTGGAACTTGCACCTGCAAGAATTATTTTATTAATTTCGCCTCTTAGTATTAGAGAATGTGATTCAACAGGCATTTTCTTGCCGTCTATATTAACACTATCCCCAATATTTATATCGCTACTGATATGTAGCTCCATATCATTTAGGTTTGCGTCATGCACAACTCCTTCAACTTTGACTTTCACTTGTTTCCAAGCCATAGCTACTCCTAATTATTTACACTGCTGAATATGTTATATATCCGGCACTCTCAAAAGACAATGAGTAAGTCACTTCGCCATTATGTTCACCTGCATACTCAAGACTTGTTATCTGAAAGGCACCTGTGAGGGTTCCAAAATCAGGAATCAAGAATTGGTAGTTGGTGAATGAGGCTACTTGTGCTGATGAACCATCAGATGTATTTTGCTGTGCAAAGAAATCTGCTCTTACATTTTCTTCAGTTGAGGCATCTGTAAAGACACCCGATGCTGAAATAGAAACAGAGTTCATTCCTCCACCTGCTAATAAAGTCCTATGTCCTAGGCTGTCTTTATTAGTAACATCTACACTCTCGTCATTTAAAGTTATTGAAGTTGAACGAAGTCCACCCACTGTAGCGTAAGTGCTACCGGAAGTATTCACCTTCAACAACATGTCTAACCCTTTCTGTGCTGCCATTATATTCTCCTATAAAATTAGCTACCTAATATTATTGCTCGGAATCGCATGACTCCATGTCTAGTGACACCATCTGGGTCCCTCAGTATGTCAGAATATTCTAATCTCATGTTTATGAGGTTAAACCCACTGACACTGATATTACTATCATGCAATAAATCGTGTATCTTGTCCATTATTTGCTTACATTCTTTTGAACCTTTATATTGTGACCAAACATCAAGATTTAATTGATAATCGGCACCATCAAGGTCTTTAGTAGAATAATCATCTGCTCTATCATCTCCGATAGCTACAAATGGATAAGATTGATTTGCTGTTGGTTCATCAACGATTGCACAGCTAAGTGTGTCAGTCAATGCTGTTACATTTAGTGCTGTATATAATGCTGATTGTAAATTGAATTGACCTACGCTCATTTGGTTAATCCTGCTTTCTTGAATTTAGCTATTATCTTCGCGTGGTTGTTTTTTAATGCAGGTTGTAAGAATGGTCTTTTTTCCATTTGTGTAGTTCCAAATTCTAAATGTGCTGAATATGGAGCACCACTTATAATCTGACCTACTAATTTACCACCAAAATCTTTTTTTACATTAGTTGTTATGTTCCTGATTAATTCACCAGTATCAGTAGCAGGTGGGTCGCCCGGAGCGGAAGCAATATGCGGTGGTTGGCTTTTTCTACTGTATGCTCTACCTCTACCACCTTTCGCAATACTTTGAATTGCTGTATTAGCCACCATACGAGTTGCTGATTCCATCACTCTAATAGCGTTCTTTTCAGGCTTCTTCACTAAATGTAGTTCTAAATCTTTAAGGAACTTGGCCTCATTCTTAAACGACATTAATGAGACTCCCCTTCAACGCATTTTAATTCAAGAAACCTATCTCTCTCGTCTACATTAATAATTGACCTGATATTAAATACTCGGTTCTCAAAAAGGATACGCTGAGTGGCTTTAACGCCTGTTCTATACCTAATAAATATCTTATGCGTGAGTTTCTCTTGAACTTTGCCTTGGCGATAAGTTTCATCACCCGATTGAGGTCTGATGTCAGCGAATATACTTGCTGTAGTTTCAAATACACATGATAAACCACCACCTGCATCTCTCGTATCAGTAGATGTTTGTAAATCTACTTTTGAACGGAGCCTTCCTATTGATGTAGCCATTAGCCAATAGCCATTAAACTACTGCTACCCAAACCTTTATAAATAACATATGGGGCATAAAGAGTTTTAAGCATAGGTGGGTAAGGATTACTTGCCTCATACATATCGCCTCTATGTTCATAAAGATGAGCTACATGTTGAAGTATTCCCATTCTGATTGGCTCTGGTATTGAATAAATTGAGCTATATCCAACTGTATAATTAACTTCTATACCATTAGCGACTCTTAGATTACTCTCCCATGTTTGACCTTTTCTAAGAAGTATCTTCGCAGGTTCTCTAGCGTTATCTAAGTAATATTTTGATGATGCGAATACTGTTGCGTTATCGCTATCGTCATAAGTGTTTATTGAATTAACTGATGCTACAGGTCCGTGACTTAGCGTGAGGTAGTTTTTATAATATGCTATGTCAGCACCAACCCTCATGCCTTCCCATAAAGGGTCCTCAAATTCATTTGCGACATCATAAGACTGCGTTAATACTGTTGTAACTAATTTACGACCTAAATATTCTTCAGCGAACATTCTTGCTGTTTGAATTAAAGGTCTTAGTAATCTTTCGTCTATACCATCTTCAACTCTAAGATGTTCTTTAGCTTCTTGTAGAGTTATCGGCTCTTGAGCCGGTTGCGTTGTTACTACTGTACCTGCCATTATAATCGCTCCAAAATTTGTGAGCCAATAATTAGCACATATAAACCCCATATCATGGATTCAAGTCTAATAAACCTACTGGAGCCTGATTCAAGCCTAGCCTCTATATTCTTATAGCGTAAGGCACATATTTCTTCGTGCTGATCTATCTTCGTTCTGGCAACTTCTTCTTGACTCATATATTACCTGCATAACTGCTTTCCTTTATATTGTATCTCCAATATAGCGTTGAGTCCATATAGTATAGCTGTACTTAACACCTGCTCTTAGAGGTAAACATTCATGCCCATGCGTTAAAGCTCCGGGAAAAAGTATCATCTTTCCGACCGGTATATCTTTATTGCTTATGTTTTGCCTAGGGTATATTAAGTTAGCACCTAGGTAATCATCATTTAACTTAACAGAACCGGTCACTAGCGATGCATCATTATGCAA